ACCATCCGTAAAAGTAAGACCAAGATTATATGTCCTACTATTTATTGTTGTTTGTATACCGCTGAAGTTAGTGTCAATTTGCAAATCCACACCAGATGTAGGTGTAATTGTCAAACTTCCTCCACTGCCTGGAGCAGATGTAAATTCTGTCAAATCAAATCCGTAAGTGGGAGTTGTTTGAGCAGTTCCAACAGTGTTAAATCCTGCAACAGTTCTATCTTGCCAATACTTTAATACACCAGTTGTTTGATTGTAACTGATGACTCTACCTTGAGCAGTTGTTCCAGTTGAAACAGTTTGAGTAAAATATGAGTCAGCAGTAAAAGCAGCAGAACTATATCCTGCTCCTGCTAATCTTAAAGCACCAACTGCA